TAGAGGTAACTCCTACTACAACAACAACAAGCGAAAGTAAACCTAAAAAACGTTTTGTTTTTGATACTGCTAGCGGTAAGACTAAAGAAACAACAGAGCCTTATGTTCCAAAAGAATTTGGTTCATCTACTGCAGACATTAAAGGTGGCGGAGGCAGTGTTTATATAGCGCCACCAGCACCGAAGAAAAAGAAAAAGAAAACTGTATATAAACAACCTACTGTAACTAAAGCAGAAAAGAAAAAAGATAAGTATGATAATAAGGTTTCCTATAATGCAGATATGTATAAAAAAGGCGGATTAATTAAAAAACCAAATAAAAAATAAATACCTATAAGGTATCCAAACAACGATAAGGCTACTCAGCAATAGTGCTGACCCCAACATAAGGATAATGGATATGCCAGAACTAAGTACAATGGAAACCCCAAAGACTGCAGGATTTGTAGATAGGGGTTACAATAATAATAAAAAACGTGCAGCTATGGAAGCTGAAGAAAAAGAGATAGAACGTTTAGAAGCAGAGGCTCGTGGTGAAACTGTTGAAGAAGAATCCGATGGCGAAGGATCTGAGGCAACCGAAGTATCGGATGCAAGTAGTCCCAAACAAGAAGAAGCCAAAGAGGAAGCCGAAGCATCGGAGTCTGATGAGGGGTTAAGTCGAGAAGAAAAATCCTTCAAGAAAAGATATGGTGATCTTCGTCGTCATATGTCTGAAAAAGAAAAAGACTGGCAAGAAAAGTTTGAAGACTTAGAAGCTCGTATGAAGGGTGAGAATATTATTCCACCTAAGTCTGATGAAGATATAGACGCATGGGCATCTGAACATCCTGATATTGCTGGTATAGTAGAAACTATAGCTGCTAAGAAAGCTCAACAATTATTTAGTAAAGCCGAAGCAAGACTACAACAGCTAGATCAAATGAATGATGAGACTATGCGTAAGTCAGCAGAGGCTACTATCTTAGAGTCTCATTCAGATTTTATTACGATACGTGAGTCAGATAGTTTTCATGACTGGGCAGAAGAGCAACCTAAGTGGGTACAAGATGCTGTCTATGAAAATGCAGATGACCCTAGGTCTGTAATTAGAGTTATCGACCTGTATAAGGTTGACAAAGGATTAACTAAAGAAGCTAAGAAAGCTGGTAAAAAGGCAGCAGCTTCTATGGTTAGTAGAACTTCAAAGACTAAAGTAGACGCTGATGAGGCTGGTGGACAAATCCGTGAGTCTGATGTAGCAAGAATGTCTAGTAAAGAATTTGAAGAAAACCAAGACAATATTAACAAAGCAATGCGCAATGGTAAATTTGTCTACGATATTTCAGGAAAAGCACGATAAGTGTTGACATTACGTTTATCTGAAGTATAACTATCGGCAGGAACAAGAGCCTCCCTTGTGGACTACCTCTCTTGCCTACAACCAATAAAACTTAAACTACAAATAAGAACTACCTGATTAAGTACAGGCCCGTTTAGATAATGGTTGGCCGACTGTTATTATAACGCACCCTAGAAAATCATCAGCCTCTTTGCTTTACGTTTAGTTTCTCTGAGTTGAGGTATGTACCTTTAACTCGTACTTACCTCTCTATCATAAGCCAAACATTCAAGGAGAATTATAATGGCATTTGCATCCGCAAGCGGATATACAAACTTACCGAATGGTAACTTTAGTTCCGTAATTTATTCTAAAAAAGTACAACTTGCATTCCGCAAGTCCACAGTTTGTGGCGACATAACTAACTCTGATTATTTCGGTGAAATTGCATCGCAAGGTGACACTGTAAAAATCATCAAAGAACCTGAAGTAAGCGTATCAGCATACAAGCGTGGCACAACTATTGCTGCACAAGATTTAGCTGATGCTGATTTTTCACTTGTTGTAGATAAAGCAAACTACTTTGCATTTAAAATCGACGACATCGAAGAAGCACACTCTCATGTTAATTTCATGGACATGGCTACCAATCGTGCGGCTTTCCGCTTGGCTGATCAGCATGACCAAGAAGTATTGGGTTACTTAAGTGGTTATAAACAGTCTGCTCTACATGCTAATGCAGCCGCAGTCAACGATGCAGTAAATGGAACTAAAGCTAATACAGCTGCTGGTTCAGACGAATTACTTGCAGCTAACAAGCTGAAAAAAGGTGACTTCGGAAACATTACTACAACTTCAGCAGGTGATCACTCGATCCCAGTTGCAGCACGTTTACCAGGAGCAACTGCTCTACCAACAGCATACGTATCACCAGCAATGTTGATTTCACGTATGGGTCGTTTGTTAGATCAGAACCAAGTAGACACTGCAGGTAGATGGCTAGTACTTGATCCTATCATGATGGAAGTACTTCGTGATGAAGATTCACGTTTGTTTAATGCAGACTTCGGTGAGTCAGGTGGATTACGTAACGGTCTAGTCTTGAACAACTTCCACGGCTTCCGTGTATATACTTCAAGTAACTTACCTTCAGTAGGTACTGGTGCAGGAACTACAAACACAGCTAACCAAAATGCTAACTACGGTGTTATCGTAGCTGGTCATGACTCAGCTGTAGCAACTGCAGAGCAAATCAACAAAACAGAAACATATCGTGATCCAGATTCATTCGCTGACATCTGCCGTGGTATGCATCTATATGGACGCAAAATCTTACGTCCAGAAGCGTTGGTAACAGCTAAATATAACTTAGCATAATAAAATACTTTAAGGGGGCTGGCTTAGTGTTAGCCCCTTTATACACATTTAAAATCTCGTAGGAATTAAACATGGCGACTTATTTAAATTTAGTAAACGAATTACTTCGTCGTCTTAACGAGGTTGAAATAAGCGAAGAAGATTTTGGTTCAACAAAAAATGTACAGTCTTTAGCTAAAGATTCTATTAATTCTTCTATACGTGAAATACTACAAGAGGCTCAAGAGTGGCCCTTCACGTTAGTAACCTATGAACAAACATTAGCAGTAGGTACGAAGACTTACGATTTCCCTGCAGATTATTCAAAAGCTGATTGGGAATCATTCTATTTAAAAAATACTAATACAACAGATCCAGGTGTACTAAGGCCACTATCTTATGAGCAGTACCTGTCAACTCGTAGGGTTGATGATGATACTTCTGGCGCAGACGGTTATACCAGACCTATAAACATATATAAGACACAAGAAGAAAAATTTGGTGTTACTCCAGTGCCTGATGTAGCTTATGTTATTGAATATAAATACTGGAAATTCCCTGCAGATTTAGTACTAAGTACTGATGTATGTATAATACCTGATAGATTTAAACATGTTATAATTGATGGTGCTATGATGTACCTTATGCACTTTAGATCTAATGATCAATCAGCTCAGTTACACAAAGATAAGTTTAAGACAGGTATTAAGTCTATGAGGAGACTTGTTGTAGATAGTAAAGACTCACTTTTATCTACTGTTGTGTCAAAGAATACTAATGTTATAACTAAGAGTTTCGGCTAAATGGCAGATAATCTAAGAACATACCTATCAGTTTGTGCTGGAGGGTTGATCACTAATGTTGATCCCTTAACACAAGCCTCTAATTTATCTGGTAGTTCTATCAGGATGATTAATTATGAACCTGCCCTAGCTGGCGGGTATCGTCGTATTAGTGGATACTCTAATGACTATGGTACTGTTCCTGGAACTGGCCCTGTACTAGGTGTAACTGTTAATGGTAACTTACATGATGGTATATTTGCATGTAGAAAACCTACAACTGGCCATGATTACTTGTACAGGTGGCAGGATTCAAATGACTCTTGGGTAGCTATACCTGAAGCTGGTAATCCTGATATGACTAATGTTACTAGGATAAGATTTACTAGCTATAACTGGTCAGGTGAAGTACTTCTAATAACTGATGGGGTTAATCCTGCAGCAACTTATAATGGCACTGCATACACTCAAATAACTCATGCACAAGCCCCTAATAACCCCAAGTATTCAGAAGAGTTTGCATCTCATGCATTTTTATGTGGAGATTCTTCAGAGCCATACAACTTGTATTTTAGTGCTCCATTAAATGCAGATGACTTTAGCCCTGCTAATGGTGCTGGTGTTATTAATGTAGGTTATACTATAACAGCAATCAAAAAGTTCCGTAACCAATTATATATCTTTGGTGCTAATAACATAAAAAGATTGACAGGTAATAATGCAGCCAATTTTGTATTAGAAAGTGTTACTTCAAATTTAGGTTGCCTTGCTCCTGATTCTGTGGTAGTATTTGGTGGTGACTGATTATTCTTAGGGC